ATGAAGACAACTTGTAACTTATCCGTCTCCGTGCCGGAAGGCCGGAGACCTGGAAAATTTCTGGGGCGCTTAGCCCCGACAAGATTCTACAAGCTGTCAGAGCTTGTCGAATCTCTTACTTATCATGTTCAGACCTGCGAATCCGAGCAAGATTACAGACTGACAGCTATAGAATGCCATAGCTGTCAGTCGAAAGATCCTGGAATGTATGCAAACGTTTGGCTTGCAGTCCAGAATGTAAATCTTATCGCCTTGACCAAGGGCGATAAGATTGTTGCACGTACCCTTGTGAATTGGCACAAGGGTACTTTTGCGCCAATTTACGGCGCAAAGCATTACCTACTCGAAGCCCGCTTGCGTTTTGTCGGGCTTAAGCCAGGAGCTGTTGCATCTTTGCCAGAGGTCGAAAAAGCCCTGGCAACTGGACTCATAGAGCGTCTTTGTCTCGTTGTTAAAAGAAGTAGTGAGGTAAAATAGGAGGTTAGAAAAATGATCATCAATTTAACTCAGCATCCGGCAAGCCCGGAACAAAAAGAACAAGGTGTTGCTGATTTGAAACAATTGGAGCTAGAAGCCCTTAAAGAGCTTCTGACTTTTGAGAAAATTCCAACTCAACAGGAGTTGGAAAAAAGAGCTGAAGCCATCGCTGAACTGGCAGCCATGAACGGACTGCCAGGTGATCCCTGGCCTAATGCAGCCATGATAGGTGGCGCGCCATATTTGATGGCTCACTTAGAAAAGGCCCTGGATGCAAGGTTTATCGAGCCTGTTTACGCTTTTTCGAAAAGGGAAAGTGTGGAACAAGTTAAAGATGGTAAGGTAATCAAGGTTGCCATCTTTAGGCATATGGGTTTTGTAAAATAAAAGTTTTTTCAACAATTTTGAAGCCTCACTGAAAGAAGCTGAGGAAAAAGCTATCCTGCATGAAAAAAACCACAATAATAAACCCATCACATATGTGTGGCTTGATGGCTCGGTGTCAATGTTCTTGTGGTACAACAAAGAAATTGACACTTACGGAATGTTATAAAAAGTATTCGTATTCGTCAAAAAACGCGAATACTTTTTATGCTGTGTTACCAAACGGTAACACTTCATTAAGGGAATCGTGCCATTTTGGCACGGTTTTACCATAACTATGCCATTTTGGCATACCATAAAAGGGAATCGTGCCATTTTGGCACGGTTTTACCATAACTATGCCATTTTGGCATACCATCAATAGAGATTCGATAAAAAAATATCGAATTAAAAAACAGGAGAAAAAAACATGGACGCAAAAATAGAAATAACAAAAGATTTGCTTGCAGACCTAAGGAAAGCCGATAGTGTGGGCTTCCTTTTCCAAGAAGGAATTTTACGTATAATAAACAAGGAATACTGGACAAAAGAGTATTTGTTGTCTGATAGATGTCCTGACATAGAAAACACTTCAATCATCTATGCTGAACAAGACGGGGATTATCAGTCACTGGTTAAGCTTTTAAGAAAAGGTGACATTTTAAGCTTAACCAGGGGAAAAGACAATTCTCAACTTTTTAATGATGTTGGTGTTGGTGTAGTACACCTTTACTACTCGATAATCAGAAAAGAAAAGATGTATATTTCTAGTGCTACACTAGCGATAGAACACTACAAACAATAAAAAAATAAGCTGTAGCTCTTTAAAAAATCATAAACAAAGAAAAAAGGAGAAAGAAACATGTTATTAAACAAAAACCATTTTAATTTGTTATCAATTTCGGAAAAGTCCTCAACATCTTACAGCCTTTCAGGTTTGCATATAAAATCTGGTAAGGTGACTGTAAGCAATGTCCATTCAGCGTATTATCTTCCCGCTTGCCCCTCTTTCAAAGAAGATGATTTCCCGGAGCATGATAGTTCATACTCGACACAATTAGATCCAGAAAAAGAGTATTTTATACCAAAAAAAGTAGGGTTAAAAGCCCAAAAAAACATACCAAGAAAGTCAGGGATGCCAATTTTAGAGCATTGCCAAGTTATGACAGATACAGACCATGAGCGACTGTATTTAGCATCAAGTGATTTGGAAAGCATTGACAGTATATCTTGTAAAAACAAGCCTAATTTTCCTGATCTTACCAGACTTGACAGAAACTTTAAGTCATCAGCAAAGGAAACAGACCAAGGTTTCAGGGTAACGGTCCAGGAGCTAGAAAACCTTGTCAAGATAGCAAAGAAAATCGTCAAAAAAGAAGGTGACGACAATGTTCAGATCCTTGACTTTAAGATTAACAGTGATATGAACTGTTTAAAAGTCACTGGCAAAACAGAAAATATAGAAGAGCTAACAGGTTACATAATGTTATGTAATCCAGATTAAACAAGCAACAAACAATAAAGCTGGCTCTTTAGCCATAAACCACTAAAAACAGGAGAAAAAGACATGAAAATAGTAAATCAATTAAAAGAAAGCAATCAAGATTACGAATGGTATCCGACAACAACAGAGATTTTGGATACAGTCAAAAAAGACCTGTTATTACACAATCCCGATTTCAACAATTCAATAATGGATATTGGTTCCGGTGATGGTAGGGCTTTACAGGCATTGACAAAGGGGAAAAAGTACGCAATCGAAAAATCAAAGATATTAATAGAAAAAATGGACAAAGATATATTTATCTTAGGCACTGATTTTCACAACAACACTTTGATTGACAAAAAAGTTGATATAGTTTTTTGCAACCCACCTTATTCCGATTACTCAAACTGGACAACAAAAATAATCAAAGAGGCCAATAGCACTATCATTTACCTTGTTATTCCTGCAAGATGGAAAGAGAATAAAGCAATGCAAGAGGCCATTGAATTAAGAGAAGGAAGATCTGAAATTCTTGATTCCTTTGACTTTTTAAATGCAGAAAGAAAGGCCAGAGCCAAAATAGATATAGTCAAAATAGAGTTATACATAAAAGGCTATGGATACAGGAATTATCAGGCAAAAGTAGATCCCTTTGATACTTGGTTTGAGGAGCAGTTTAATTTTGACAAAGTAAGAGAAAAGAAAAACCAGGAACCATTAAAGCAAAGGCTAGAAAACGAACTGGTAAAAGGTTCCGGCATCATTTCTGCCTTGGTTGAACTATATAACCATGAGCTGCAAAAAATATGGTCAAATTTCAAGCTTATTTCAGAGCTTGACAGCGATATTTTCAAAGAGTTGGACATTGGCATTAAAAACCTGAAAGAATCCTTAAAAGTCAAAATAACAGGCTTAAAAGATAGATACTGGCAAGAGTTTTTTGATAACTATAAACCGATTACTAAAAAACTAACAAAGAAGAAAAGAGAAAAGTTACTTAATACTTTAACAAAAAATACAGGTGTGGACTTTACAGAGTCGAATTGTTATGTAGTTACAGTTTGGGTTTGTAAAAATTGTAATCAGTATTTCGATAAACAATTAGTTGATACAGTTGAAAGCATGGTCAAGAATTGCAACATAAAAAACTATAAATCAAATAAAAAAGTTTGGGATGATGATGAATGGCGCTATTGGCAAAGAGACGGTGAGCGCAGAAGTCATTATCTTCTTGAGTTAAGAATAGTAATTAATCAGTTTAGGGCAATTTGGAACACCTATGATAATACCAACAATTTGCATAATAACTGCCATGATTTTATTAATGACTTAGTAGTCATTGCTAATAATCTTGGATACGCCTGCAATGATACCTCACTTGATAGAGAATGGAAATCAAACAAGAAGCATAACTTTTATTATGAAAGTGGCCCGGGTAAGCAAACTATACTTTTTGAAGTTAAAGCATTTAAGAATGGTAATTTGCATATAAAATTCAATCAGAAATTTATAAGAACCTTAAATATAGAGTTTGGCAGGTTAGGTGGTTGGATTAAAAGCCCGAAAGAAGCATCAGAAGAAATGGGATATTCTTTAAAAGACTGCCAGAGCAACTTTAACAGCAATTTACAGTTAACCAATAACGATATCCTGCAAATAACAGCAAAATGATAAAAACAACCATACAGATATTAACGCTCTTAGCAATGCATAACACTGGCTGAGAGCGTTACTGAAACAGTTGAGGCCCAAAGTACATTTTACAGTAACCATTACAACACAGAGGAAAAGACATGGATAGAATAAGCCCTGATAAGTTTTACACAGTACCAGAGGTCGCAAAACATTTAAACATAAGCCGCCAATGGGCGCACCAGTTGTGTGCGACTAAAAAGTTGTACTCAATCCAGGTGAACAGAAATTATATTGTCCAAGGTAAAGATATCCTGGACTATAAGCCACCAGAAATAGGTAGGCCAAAAAAAGGGAAAGTATCCATTCAGGGGTAATTAAGGTTTCTCTTAACTACTTTTTTTTTTACTTCTTACTAAATATACTGAGTCTTAAGACCCACTAAATAAATATATATAATAATATTACATACTTATCTATATATCTACTGGGTCTTTAGTGAGCATTAGTGGGTCTTTAGTGGGACAATATTCTTTTAGTGGGTCTTTTTATTTATTAAATATACTTATTTAGTGGGCTAGTGGGTCTTTAGTGGGCAGGGTGTTTTGCCCACTAATCTATTTGTTTTTACGTTCTTTTTCTTTTGTGGGTCTCAAGACCCACTAATTTAGTATATAAAATTATTTTTTTTCATAAACGGCAGGTTGTGAGCCAGCAGCTTTTTTTACCAGTTCAATTTTCCCCTCTTCAACAAATTGTTTCAGCTTCCTGTTTGTATTCCTTTTATTGATCTTCCATATCTTTGATGCTTCCCTTTGTGTAATTTGTTTCTTTTGCTCAAACCAATCATTTAAACTAGATATAATAGCAAAATCAGGATTGATATTATCAATACTGTAATCCGACAAATTCCAGGTCATATCATATAAATCAAACTCCATCTTATATGTATTCTCTTCAACTTCCCGGCCTGTAACAAACATCTTCTGACAGTCTTGCTCTTTATCGTGTGAGCAGACGATAAGAGTATCAGCGACACCTTGGAGACCTGTTGAACCGCTCATTTCATCAACTGGGTTATCCACTGCCATTCCATTTGCTTTCCTTGTATGATGAATTGCGATAAATGGGACACCTGAGTTGATAGCAAGTGCTTGCAACCTTCCATAATCTTCATATTCAGCTTGATATATTTGCCTTTTTCCTGTTGACGATGGCCTTATCTTTTGCAATGTATCAATTATTACTAATCCGGCTTTTTTATCTTTTTCCAATATATTCTTAATTGCATCAATAAAACCATTACCAATAGTTGGTGACACCACAGCAATCTTAAAATTCTCTGGAAACTTATCAAAAAAACCTTCCATATTTTTGATTCTATCCTGGATCCTTCTAAAACTATCTTCAAGAGCAAGATAATAGACAGAGCCTGTGCTTTCTACATCTTTATAGCTCCACACCTGGCTACCTGTGGCCACTGAATACCCTAAAGATAACATAAGCCATGATTTACCGAATTTTGGTTTAGCAGCCAGTATAGTTAAACCTTCCGGTATAATATCTCTTACAGCCCATTTAATAGGCTTAAAATGGGTGCTCATTATTTCAGCAGTGTTTTGAAAATCTATATCATACGATTCCTTTTCCTTGCCGTAGCCAAGGCCGTACAATATTCCAGCGGCTTTGGTAAAATCATTATCATGCTCAAGCAAGGCATATACTTGATATGGCATATAAGCCTTGTCAGGTTCAAACTCTGTTGAGCTGGTAAAGCAATAAAACAATGGGAACTCTTTATTGCCACCTATGGTTCCCGATATTCCTTTAGCTTTTCCTGGCCGCCTCACTCTGATATTGTTGCCTTTAGTTTCTGCATATTCCCAACCATGTTTAATCAGCAGATCTAGCAATCTGTCAGGCGTTGTCCTATGGTTCAAATCGTCAAATGGCTTTGATTTTACCTGTTGATTCTTTTCAATTTGTTTTTGTATTTTTGTGTCAGCAGGTTTAACGTCACCAAAAGATTCAGCTACATTCCATATTTTTTCCACTTCATTATCTGCAAGGAAAACAGCATCACTTAATTTTTTATTATCTTTAAAATTATACCCCTTTGACGGTTCAATAAGAACATATCCGCCTGTGCCCCTTGTTTCTATTGCAGCAGTTGATATATAATATTTTTTATTTATCTTCTTTGCTTTATATTTCTTTCCAGGTCTCCAGGAAAAGGCATGCGTACCGCTGGTTTCAACTTCCTGCCATGCGGTTGCAAGCTTGGTATTGCCTGGAGCGCTATTTCGCTTATAAAAAATATGATAACCACTTGATTGAGTTTTAGCAATTATTAGCTTACTGGCAATTTCTTTCCCTATCCTGTCAAGAAAATCATTAATAAGGGAGCCATTGTCAACGTCTATTATTTCTAATCCACATGATACTTCACCACCAACAACAGCAATAGCTTGTGGGCTTCTGCCGTTCCACTTATCAATTCGTGTTGTTGTGTACTGGTGCCAGTCTTCAGTCGGCCTTTTGTTGTCCAGGCATGGAATAATAGAGAAGCCAGCATTAAGATATTGTTGTGCTGCTTTGTTTATATCCATTATTTTATTTTCCTTCTTTTTTGATACACTTATTAATTAAATGCCTTATTTGACCAGAAACAGATCTATCCTTACTGTCAGCTATTTTTCTTAATTGCTGAATTTTCTTAGAGCTTACCCGAAAAGTTAACGTTGTATCTTGTGCCATATTTTTTCTCCTGCTTGTATTAATTTTGTCTTGCTTTTTAAATAAAAATATACTACATTAAGAGAAACAAGTCAATTAAAAATGGAGGATATTAGCAATGAAATTATCAGCAAAGGAAAGAAAGCAATATAATAAAGCAGCAAATAAGGCAGCATCAGAAATGACCATGTTGGAACATATGGCAACCCAAATTGCAGCAGGCATGATGGGCAACAGTGAAATAGATATGTATCATAAAGACTTGGCAACGACTGCATATCATCAAGCAGAAGCCCTTATATGTAAACTTGAGGGGCTAGCATGAAGCCAAGATCATACCAGGTAAGAGCATTAAATCAGATCTGGCAAGCAATGCAAACAAAACACAATGTATTGCTTGTTGCTTCATGTTCAGCAGGCAAAACAATTCTTTTCAGCAAAATAATTCAAAGGCTGTTGAAGGAAAATGCTAATTTCAGGTGCCTTATCCTTGTTGACAGAGAAATACTTGTAACCCAGGCAAGAGATAAACTTTTACAAGTTGCCCCTGAGCTTTCCAAAAATATAGGCATTGCATGCGCCTCAGTGGACACTAGAAAGGATTTTGACAAAAAAGTGACCATTGCCTCACGTCAAACCTTAAAAGGCCATATAGACGATTTTAAGGCCGTTCAGCTTACTATTCTTGACGAATGTCACATGGCTCAAATACCCCATGAGGATGAAAAGAGTGATCAGTTAGGTTTAATCTATGGACACCTGAAAAAGAAAAATCCTAATATGCGGTTCCTTGGATGCACTGCAACCCCATACCGCTTAGGGCCAAAAGGTGGGTACATTTATGGTGACAAAAACAGGCCCGATGCAGAACCATATTGGGATACAATAGACGCAAGAATAACAACCAAAGAGTTGCTGGGATTAGGCTTTCTTGCTCCGGTAAAGGGCTACATAGAAAAGGAAGTTGTCCCTGACTTTAAAGGTATCACATTACAAGCTGGTGAGTACAACCTAAAACAACTTGATAACTTGATGACCAAACCAGTCCATATCCAATCAGTTGTGGATGCTTGGAAAAAATATGGCAAAGACAGAAAAAAAACAATAGTCTTTTGCACCACTATTAACCATTGTGAGAAGGTTGCACATGCTTTTGATGGACTGGCCGTTCCTGTTCATTCACGGAATGATAATATGTCTGAGATTGAACAAGATCGCTATCAGGTGTTTACATCTGTTGCAAAGCTCACTACTGGCCTTGATGTTACCAGTATTGATATGATTATTTTTGCAAGGCCAACTTTAAGCCCATCTTTATTTATTCAAAAAATTGGCAGGGGCATGCGTTTACATGAAGGTAAACAAGATTGTATCCTTGTTGACTTAGTTGGCAATACAACTAAATTTGGGCTTAACCTGGATGAACCATTTGTAAAAATACCTCATATTCCTAGTGGTGGCGATACTCCTACTAAAATATGCCCTGGCAGTTTTCCAGATAATAGTATTTGCGGTTCAGTTTTACATGCAAGTGTCAGGGTTTGTCCTCAATGTGAATATTCATTTTCCCCTGAAGAAGTGGAAGCATTGTTACCACAAGTAATGAAAGATGTTAAATTCAACGAACCTTCACCGCCGGAAAAAATGCAAGTTGATGAAATGAGCTGTTATGTGCATACTTCCAAGGCATCTGGTAAAGATATGCTTAGAGTTGTCTTTACCAATCAGGATTCAATGTTTTCAAGGGATAGCACTGTCAGTATGTATTTAATGTTTCCAGATTGGTATGACGGATACCCAGTTGAAAAAACAAAAAAAACATGGGAACAGTTAACAGATTAAGATTTCCCAGAGACAGTTGAAGAAGCAGAATTTTTATCCGAAACTTTTAAGGTTCCACATACTATAGAATTTGTTCAAAATGGTAACTTTAAAAATGTAACTGACTTGCTTTTCAATGAAGAACTACCAGAGGATGTAAAAGAAAAAATAATAGATGCACCATTCGCAACAAAAGAAAAAACACCAGAACAATTATTTAAAGAGTTCATGGAAGAGGACGATGTACCTTTTTAAAATATTTTAAAATAACTATTGACTATTGTTTTTTATTGGAGTATAAAGAAAGAAAGGACAGGGTAATGTTAATCAAAAAAAAGGAGAGCAGATATGGCTATCGAGGGTTGGGACGTTGCAGTTAAGGAACTGCAAGAAGCAAAAGAGGTAGAGGCAGAAGCAAAATCGAATAGAGTTGCTATAGAAGAAAAAATAGCAACCATGATGCGTGAACCAGGCGTATTCGAGGGAACCTGCAAAAACAAGTATTTATCAGTCACCTATAAGCTATCAAGAAAGCTTGATTATCAGGTTTACCAGACTATTGAGCAAGATTTACCGGACGGGTTAAAGTGTGTTGATTTAAAACCTTCCCTGAACCTAAAAAAATTCAGGCACCTTGAGGCAACAGATCCACAGCTTGCGGCTCAGTTCATTACAGCAAAACCAGCAAAACCAACAATTAAAATTCTTGAGGGAAAATAATATGGATTTACAATCATTAATTAAAACTGGTAAAGAGCCAAAGCCACCTAAGATTTTAGTTCATGCAACTCATGGAGTTGGTAAGTCCTCATTAGGGGCATCGGCACCTTCACCTATCTTTATTCAAACAGAGGACGGGTTAGCAGAAATTGACACCGCAAAGTTCCCTGTCTGTCAGGATTTTAATGAGTTTATGAATTATATGATGCTACTCTATAAAGAAGAGCATGAATATAAAACATTAATTGTAGATAGCTTGGACTGGCTCGAAAGGCTAGTGCATAAACAAGTTTGTAAAGATATGGAAATTAACGATATATCAGATGCTGGTTATGGTGCTGGTTATTCACATGCTTTAAGTATGTTTGAAAGGGTTATTAATGGACTTTCAAAGTTAAGAGATGATAAGAACATGAGCATTGTAATTTTAGCTCATAGCCACGTTAAACCATACGCAAATCCCATTGGTGAGGATTACGACAGGCATACGATTAAATGTCGTGATAAAGTGTCAGATATGTTTAATGAATTTGTTGATATGATTGGATATCTTCACATGAAAACAACAACAACAACTGAACAGAAAGGCTTTGCAGAACAAACCAAAGCGGTTGGCGGTAGTGAAAGGATTTTATCCTGCCAGCCCCATGCAGCGTTTGAAAGTAAAAATAGGTATGGAATCACAAGTGATATTGCGATTCCTGCTGTTAACGGCTTTGGTAAAATTATTGAAGCTATAAAAAAATCAAGAGGTGAAAGTAATGTTTAATATTAATGTAAATGAACAAGCAGAAGAGTTTCGTGGTAAATTTCAAGTCCTTCCTGCTGGATGGCATAAAGTGGTAATTGTAAAAGCTAAACTGAAAAGCACAACAACTGGTGGCAAGCAGTTAGTTTTAAGAATGGATAATCCTGCTGGTTTTTTTGATGACAGGTTAAATGTTGTTAATAAAAATGCCAAGGCGCAAAATATTGGCCTTTCACAAGTGGCCAAGATTTGTCAATGTGTTGGACTGGAAGGACAGTTTACCCCAGATGATATTGACAAACTATGTGGTCGTGAATTAGATGTCAAAGTTGAGATTGAAAAATTTAAATCTAACAACAAAAATCATAAAGGTGAGTATCCAATGTTGCAATCAAATAAATCGACCAATTACGCTAAAGCAGGGGAAAAAAGCAACTTGGCCACGGCTGTCAGTGAAGAATCAGGGCAACAGGGGGGGGAAGTACTGTGGTAACACTCGTTGGTTTCAATAACGAGCCTCAAAGCATTGATGCTTTAAATGCAGACTATGAGGCTCGTTACCAGCAAAGGAACAGGCTTGGCCTATCACAGATAGGCCATGAATGTCCTGTTTACCTTTGGTGTAAACATAACTGTATTCATGGTAAACCACCAGAGGGCAGAGTTTTGAGGTTGTTCCAGTTGGGCAATGTGATTGAAGATGAACTGGCAATTGACTTAAAATCAGCAGGGTTTATTTTGTATGGTGAACAAAGATATATAGAATTTACCAATAATAATTTAAAACTTCATGGTAGTTGTGATGGCATAATCGAAGGCTTGCTGGAAAGCTCACAGCCCCATTTATGGGAATGTAAGTCAATGGCAAGCAAAGGTTTCAAAAAACTGTTACAGCATGGATATGAAGCCTATAACACATCCTACAAAACACAAGTTCATGTTTACATGCTTGGCCTGAAATTAAAAAGAGCATTTGTTACTGTTTATAATAAAGATACTTCTGAGCTATACCAGGAGCGTATCAAACTGGACAAGCAGTATGCAATAAAACAATTACAAAGAGCATTTGAAATAATGGAAATGTCAACACCGCCTGATAAGAAAATATGTCCAGGGCCAAGTTTTTATAAAGCTAAATGGTGTGAGTATGAAAGATTCTGTTTCAAATAAGAATTGCTTGCAATGTTTAAACTTTGAGTGGGGTAGTGTGGAAGGGATGTGTAGTGTTTACAAACGTCCTGTTATAAAAGGATTTGGCTTTGCTAAAAAATGTAAGCATTTTGAGTGTGAACCAGATTTCAAGAATTGCAATGTTGCAGAATTAAAATTTATAACCAACAAAAAATTAAAAGGTTGGGGCAATGGAAAAAATAAATAAAAAAACAATAACTGTAGAAATAGAAATTCCTACCCTGCAATGGATTGATAAGTATAAAGACAGAACAGGGGTTTCAAAAACTTTTTTAATTAATAAAATTTTAAGAGAGGCGATGAAAAATGCGAATAGGCATTGATCCAGGATTATCCGGGGCAATAGGTGTCCTTGATGATGACGGGGTTGCAATTGCAATACATGATATGCCAATAATGGCAAGGATTTCAGGTAAAGGCCAGGAGGTAAACCCTTCAGCATTAGCAAGCATATTAATGCAGTACAAAGATGTTAAAATTTACCTTGAATTAGTTCATTCAATGCCACGGCAAGGGGTAGCATCGTCTTTCAGGTTTGGTGAAGGATTTGGGGTAGTAAAGGGTGTTATTGGTACTTTGCAAAAACCTTTATATTATGTGACCCCGGCTATATGGAAAAAAAGAGCTGGCTTAACAGGTAAGCAAAAAGA